TATATAAGTATCTTTCGGTATGTGTTCTTGTCGTATCCATGAACGGAGCGTAGATATAGAAACTTTAAAATGTTTCGCTAAGTCCTCTATGGTTACAAATGTTCCCGATTTTGTTGTCATTTTTTCCTCACAGAAATTACTACTTCGGTTTCGGTTTCTAAACCCCTTGGTGTTGTATCAGGGTTTTCCTCAAGGAACTCTTTAAGATTAGATTGATTGATGCGTTTATCTAACAACTGTGGAATATTATGTTCAATAATAAAATTGTGCATAGCATCCCAATCGCTAGTCCAATACTTAGTACGTCTAGACCTAAAGAATAAACCCTCTGAGGTTCTTATGCTTTCTGCATTGTGCTTTTCACAATGATCTAGCATTGCCTGTTTGATGCGATCTTGTTGCCTTGCAAGTTTCGCCTCTTTTTCTTTGAACTCTGCCTGAAGCACAGCACGTTCTGCTCGTATTTTTAAGAAAGCTTTTGTAAGCTTATCTGGAGTTACATCCACCATTACTTTACTCCTTATCTATTATATAGTTACATATAGTGAGTATAGCTATGCTAGTCAAGTATTTCTTTGTAAAGATCTATTAATTTTGTGTGTACGTCTATTCTGTTATCTAATAGTCTGTAAACGTGTCTTTCTGCGTTAGATCCTTGTAACTGCACAACAGTCGTTTTATGCTTTTGTCCTGATCTATGCACTCTAGCATTAGCTTGCTCGTAGGTCTCAAGGCTACTCGTAGGCCCCCACCATACGACTGTGTTTGCTCTTGTTAACGTGACACCGTGAGCAGCTGCTTGTGGTTGTATGATAAGGACTTGTGGGTCATCAGTAGTTTGGAACTTCTTAAATATGTCAGTTCTTCTATGAGCAGGTACATCCCCTCGTATTATTTCTGTAGATATACCCTCCGATCTAAGTTTGTCTGATAATATATCTATGACATGTTTGAATGGTACAAAGACTAAAACTTTCTGGCTCGACTCGTCTATAACTTCTCGTAGCACTCTATATCTGTTCTTCGTATCGAACTCTAATACTGAACCATCGTCTGTATATACTGCCCCTGCGGATATTTGCAGTAGTTTATTCATAGACACAGCAGAGTTTACAGCAGTAATCTGTTCCCCTGTTATCTCCATTATCATCTGGTCTTTCAGCTTCTTATAGTATTTCTTTTGTTGAGCAGTTAATTCAACCATTCTCTTCGTGTAGACCATATCAGGTAAGTCTAGACATTGTTCTTTTGTAAATCTTATAGCAGGTTGCAAAGCCCTATATACTATATCGGTAGCGGTATCTCTTACTTTCCAAGTAAACTTAGACACCTTATACATAACCATATCTTTGAAAGCTCCATAGAATCTAGGCACTCTATTTCTATCGACTAATTTAGCTAGACCGTACGCATCGGCAGGGCTTTGGGAAGCAGGTGTACCTGTCATCATCCACAACCATGTACTCTCTTGTAATATGCTATGTAACACCTTCCATCTCGTAGTTCGCGCATTTTTATAATGCGTTGCCTCGTCAACTATTATTAGATCAAAGCCACCTTTTTTTATTTCTTCGCGTACTATTGCAACACCATCGTAGTTTATAACCACGTAGTCTGCGCCTTCTTCGATTATTTTTTTGCGTTTGTCTGATGCGCCATGCGCTACCGAAACACTCCTATGAGGTGCGAACGTAAACAAGTCATCACGCCATGCACTATCCATGATTGACAACGGGCATATTACAAGCACTCTGTTTATGACTCCTAAATTAAGGAGGTAGTCTGATGCCCATATCGCACTAGCAGTCTTACCTGTCCCTTGCTCGTTAAAACAAAAAGCTTTCTTATTCTTTGTTAAAAAAGATGAGGTAGATATCTGATGCTTAAAAGGTTTATGTTTCCCAGGCCATTGATAGAGTGCTTGTATCGGTGATGGCACGTTAATGTTGAGTTTGTTAAGTGTCTGGACTTGTTCTAATCCCCACTTCACCATTACTTCATGGTCACTTATCTTGCGACTACTTGGTATGACTGAAGTAACTTTGTTAGGCTCACGTAGTTTGAGCAACAAAGACTTGTTGTCTATAATCTGCATCTATTCTCTCTCTGTATTTATTATTTATTTTTTGTGTTTTTTCTTGAGGGCTTCTTTCGCCCTTTTTGCGATTTGGGCTTGCTCGTTTTTCCCAGATACTTTAGCTCGTTGCTCCATGACAGTAAGAATTTGAATTTTTCTAGCGTAAGGTTTGCTAATGTTCTTAACTTTCCTAGCAGTCTCCCTAGCATCTGCCACGGTAGCATACTTAATTGATACAGTGTCTTTAGGATTTTCATCGGTATATAGTCTCCTTCCTGATCCTTTAGGTTTCTTGCCTGTTCCTGTTTTCGGGTCTTTAGCCACGCTTCTTCCTCCCATTCCTTGCACGATTTTTAGATGGGCTTTCTAATCTAGTTCCGTCTTTGTTAGACCCACCCTTGCTTAACATCTTATTGTGAGACACATCTTTGCCTTTGCGACTGATACCTTTTTTGTCGTAGGCACGTCTGGCACGTTGACGCTCCATGCGATCAGGATGTTCTTTACGTTCTTTCTGTTTTTTATATTCTTTCTTATAAGGTCTAGGCGATTTTGTATAAGCCATTGGTTACTCCTACTTTGATATCCAAATAATCCCACTCAATATAAAGACAAAACCTACGAATAGAGATGCGTAAAAAAATATTTCCAACATTTAGTTATTCCCATTATGCACACATTCTACCACAACACAGTGCCGTTTGCATAGCCCACTTGGTCTTGCGTTCCATACGTTCTCTTTGTTAGCAATCTTCATGCGATTATATTTGAAGAACCACTTATCCCACAACAGGTCACTATCTTCTTTCTTATAAACTTCTTTGACAGCTTTCTTTGCGATAACAAACAACAACCCTGCGTACACCTTTTTTATATCAGGAAAGTGTTTGAACGTAGCCATAGCCATAAGTTCTAGTTGTCCTTTATCTGCATAGTTAGCAGACTTGCTCGTCTTATAATCTACAACCCATGCTTCTTTGTCGTCTATAATAACTAGGTCTGCTATACCTCGCCACCAAACACTTTCATCTCTGAACTCACATGGTTCTAAATTAGCATCAAGCCCCATCTTTATCTCTGTTAACTTGTTACCACGTCTTCGTTTAAGTGCTTCGAGGACCTCGTTCATGTATGAAAATTTTGGAGGGACAGGCTTACCGTCACGTATATATTCTTCAGCAACCAAGTGAGCTTGCGTTCCATAGCGCATAGCTTCAGTGTTAGGCTCTTTATAATCTTTAGCAATATTCAAATGGTAAAACTTCTTCGGGCATTGCTCAAAGGATTTTATTTTACTAAATGACCAAGGGGTTATGCTCATTATTGTGGTTTCCAAACTATATCTACATGTCTGTATTTACGATTGTTAAATTGAGATTTAAAAACGTTTTCCTGTGGTTCTAAATCTTTTAACTGGTCGGGGGTAAGTTTCATAATATCTCCATTATGTATTATGCACATACCTCCGCGACTAATAGCGTCTAACACCTCATAATCACGTACAGAAACATACTTACCTTTCCAAAGTTTTTTTACTGCTTTTTTTATCATTCACACTCCCCATATGATTTCCCTTTTCCACTTTCACAATTTACTGGTAAGCCTTCTGCCCAATCAGGTGTCCAACGCATACAACCCTCTATATATTCTTGTGCTTCCGCTACCTCTTCATCACGCACACAACAAACTATACTGTCGTGTACGGTCAAAACTACCTTGTATTTCTTAGCTATTTGTAACATCTGCTCACCTATGATGCAACGCGCTATGGCTTGGCAGACATTCTCTATGATCTTCCCACCGTATATTCTAGTGTATCCTCGCCTAGTCTTGTAGGAAAACTCCAGACCTTTCTCGCCCTGTTCGTAGCGTAGCCCATCGTATTTCATGGAAAGCCCCGATGGTAGGGTAATTTTGTTAACTCCGAAACTCAATACATCCGACTTTCCAAATGCAACTACATCTCCACGTTGAGAACTCTCGAGGTATTGTTGAGCGTCTCTCCATAACTTGTTAATCTTCCAGTTAGTATCTCTGTATAT